GTCTTTGGGGTGTGCTGGCCGCGGCCGATGTGCACGTGGATTCCGCAGCTGGTGTGTGCCTTGGCGCCGGCGGCGCGGAGCTTCCGGACCAGTTCCTGAACCGTCTCGATGTCCTCCCAGCGGCAAATCGGGCTCACGAACTCGGTGCGCTCCTCCTGCGGGCCTTCGATGCTGTTGTCGGAAACGATCTTCCAGTCGCGGCCTTGGGCGTCCGGCACCAGCCGGGTGTCGTAGGTCCCGCCGATGTGCTGGACCCGGGTGCCAAAGTGGTCGGCTAGGACCTGGGCGGCGGCGGCGCGGGTGATGCGGTTCATTTCGATCTCGATGCCAAAGGTCTGGGTTTTCACGGGGGTGGTCCTCCTTTCAGGCTTCTCGCGACCGCCCGGGTGGGCGGTTTCGGCCGGGTGCCGCCCGGCGCTCGTCAGGCGAGTTTGGCGGCCTGGTCGGCGGCCTGGAGGGCGACCCGGGTGGCGGTGTCCAGGGCCATGTGTGCGGCGAGGACGGCTTCCCAGGTCGGGCCGGCGCCGTCGGGGTTTGGGGTGTACTCGTCCAGGAGGTTTTCGGCCCGGGCGGCGACCTCGCGGGTGGCCTGGGCGGCGCGGGCGGCCTCGGCCTTGGTCGCGCGGAAGGGGACCTCGGCGGCGCGGCGGGCGGCCTTTCGGGCGGCGACCCCAGCGGCGCGGACCTCGAGGGTCAGGCTGGCGGCGGCGGCGCAAAACGCGGCGGCGGCTTTTTCGGCTTTTTCGGCGAGGGTGGTTTTCACGGTGGTGGTCCTTTCGGCCCGGCGGCTTTTCCCGCCCGCGGCCCCCGGGGTGTTCCGGGGCGACCCATAACTCACTCCGGGCGGCGGCTTTTGCAACGGTGAAAAAGACCAGTCTTTGGGCCGGTTCTGGCCCCGACCCTTGTGCTAAACCACCAAAAAAAGGCCCCGGCGGCCCGGGTTGGCAACTGACGTTCGCAACCGGCGCCCGGCGCGCAAAACCGGCCCCAGGGCGGCCTGGAAAACCGGCTTCTACTACACGCGCGGTACGCCCCCACGGCCCGCCCCGCGCGGCCCCCGGCGGCCCCCGGCGAAAAAAACCGCCCCCGGGCGCGGCAGACCCTCGGCGGGCGACCCCGGGCGGGCGGACCCCGGCGGCGGACCCCTGGGCGCGGCGGACCCCAGGCGCGGCGGACCCCAGGCGCGGCGGACCCCGGGCGGGCGGACCCCTGGCGGGCGGACCCCCGGGCGGCGGACCCCCCGGCGGGCGCCAGATCCCCGAGGGGAGGGGGGATCTGATCCCTACAAACCTTTCACTGGAGACCGCGCCCCCCTCTCGCGTGAGTTTTCGCGAAATTGGGGGGTGGGGGTATCCAGCCCAAAACGCAGAAAAACCGCCCATATGAGCGGCTATTCATATAGATTATTCGAATATCAGGGAGGTAACTCTTGAATACACAGATGAACCTGCAGCGGATTGCCATCGAAAAGCTTAAGCCCGCGAAGTACAACCCGCGCAAGGATCTGAAGCCCGGTGACCCGGCCTACGAAAAGATCAAGCGCAGCCTTCATGACTTCGGCTACGTGGATCCGGTCATCTGGAATGAAGTGACCGGGAATATCGTGGGAGGACACCAGCGCCACAAGGTACTGGTCGCTGAAGGTGCAACCGAGATTGACTGCGTGGTTGTACATATTGAAAACCCGCAAGACGAGAAGGCGCTGAATGTCGCGCTCAACAAAGCGGTGGGCGAATGGGAACCGGTCGCTTTGGCTGACCTGCTGAGCGAACTACAGACAGCTGGTTATGACCTTGGAACCACCGGCTTTGATGCCGCCGAGATCGATGACCTCTTTTCCAAGGTCCATGACAAAGATGTGCAGGATGACGAGTGCACCATTGACCCGGATGATGTGGCCCCCTTTGTTCAGCCTGGAGACATCTGGACTCTGGGCAGGCATCGGATGGTTTGCGGCGACTCCACGAAGGCAGCGGATGTCGCCTTGCTGATGGATAGTGTCAAAGCCAACCTGGTGGTGACGGATCCGCCGTATAACGTCTCCTACGAGAGCGCCGATGGGAAGACCATCCAGAATGACAGCATGGCTGATGGGAAGTTCTATGAGTTCCTGCTGGCAGCTTTTCAGAACATGGCGGCGCACATGGCGGAGGGCGGCTCAGCTTACATCTTCCATGCGGATACGGAAGGGCTGAACTTCCGGCGAGCTTTCAGGGAAGCCGGCTTTCATATCTCCGGCGTGTGCATCTGGGCGAAGAACTCCCTGGTGCTAGGGCGGTCCCCCTACCAGTGGCAGCATGAGCCCGTACTCTTTGGCTGGCTTCCCAACGGTAAACACAGGTGGTTTGCGGACCGAAAGCAGACGACGATCTGGAACTTCGATAAACCGAAACACAGCGCGCAGCACCCGACCATGAAGCCCATACCGCTGCTGGCGTATCCCATCAAGAACAGCTCTGCACCCAATGGGATTGTATTGGATCTGTTTGGCGGCTCAGGCTCGACACTCATCGCCTGTGAACAGACGGATCGCATCTGCCGGACGATGGAGTTGGACCCGAAGTACGCCACGGTCATCGTGCAGCGATATGTGGATCTAGTAGGCGGCACTGCTGATGTTCATGTGCTGCGCAATGGCATTGAGATAAGCTTTGAGGAAGCGACTGCCAGGGAGTAGGGCATTGAAAATGAAAAAGAAGGGAGGTGTGCCAGTTGGCAACCCGAGGCCGAAAGCCTAAACCTACAGCGATGAAGCTTCTGGAAGGTAACCCGGGCAAACGTCCGCTCAACGAAAGAGAGCCTGTTCCCCCCAAGGGGAATATCAAGTGCCCTGATTGGTTGCTGCCGGAAGCTAAGAAAGAATGGAAGCGGCTGGCACCCTCCCTGGAAGCCCTGGGTGTTTTGACACTGGTTGACCTGACAGCCTTTGAAGGGTATTGCCAGGCATACGCCAGATGGAAGGAAGCTGAGGCGTTCATCACGCAGCATGGTTCCATCTTCAAGACGCCAAGTGGCTATGTCCAGCAGGTCCCTCAGGTGAGCATTGCTCAGCAGAGCCTGAAAATCATGCAGTCCTTTTGCTCGGAGTTCGGTCTGACGCCCGCCACCCGAGCCCGGATCATCGCAGCCGGCGGGGGCAAGGACGATGTGTTCTCGGATGACCCCATGGAAAAGCTGCTGAAGGGCGGGTGGAACGGTGGCCTATGACGAAGGGAAAGCCGCCAGGGTCACCCACTTCATTGAATGCTTGAAGCATACCAAAGGTGAGTTCCATGGGAAGCCCTTCCATTTGTTGCCCTGGCAGAAAAAGATCATCCAGGATGTGTTTGGTACTGTGCGTGAAGAAGATCCATCCATGCGTCAGTTCACCACAGCCTATATCGAAATACCAAAAAAACAAGGTAAGTCTGAGCTTGGCGCTGCCATCGCACTGAACATGCTGGTAAACGATGACGAGTGGAAAGCCGAGGTGTACTCGTGCGCTTCCGACCGCCAGCAAGCGGCCATTGTGTTTGATGTGGCGGTCGATATGGTGAAACAATCTCCCGCACTGCTGAAGCGCATCAAGATCATCCCATCCATGAAACGGATGGTCTACCAGCCCACGGGCAGCATCTATCAAGTCTTGTCCAGTGAAGTGGCTACCAAGCACGGTCTGAATGTGTCTGCTTGCATCTTTGACGAGCTACACACCCAACCCACCCGCGCATTGTACGACGTCATGACCCAAGGTTCCGGTGATGCCCGCAAACAGCCACTATGGTTCTTACTGACGACAGCCGGTACAGACCGAAACTCCATCTGTTGGGAAGTACATCAGAAGGCCCTGGATATTCTCGAAGGCCGAAAAGCGGATCAACGCTTTTATCCGGTCATCTTTGGCCTGCCAGATGACGCCGACTGGACCAGTGAAGAAAACTGGTATAAGGCGAATCCGTCTATTGGACACACCATCACCATTGACAAGGTACGGGATGCCTTTCATAAGGCACAGGAAACGCCGGCGGATGAGAATATGTTCCGGCAGTTGCGCCTGAACCAGTGGGTCAAGCAGTCCATCCGCTGGATGCCCATGGACAAGTGGGATGAATGTGGCGGTGTGGTTAATCCCTATGACCTGGAAGGCAGGGTTTGCTACGCAGGGCTGGATTTATCCTCCACGAGTGACTTGACCACCTTTGTGCTGGTGTTCCCGCCTTTGGACGAGGTGGAATCATACACAGTTCTTCCCTTCTTCTGGCTGCCGGAAGAGACACTGCCCCTACGTGTGCGACGCGATCATGTCATGTACGACCAGTGGGAACGCCAGGGATTCATCCTGACCACAGAAGGTAACGTGGTTCATTACGGCTTCATTGAGAAGTTCATTTGCGATCTGGGCGAGCGCTTCAACATTCGCGAGATTGCCTACGACCGATGGAACGCAACCATGATGGTTCAGCAGTTGGAAGATGACGGTTTCGTGATGGTGCCCTTCGGACAGGGTTTCAAGGACATGAGCCCTCCGACGAAGGAACTGATGCGCATCGTGCTTGAACGCAAGCTCAATCATGGCGGTCACCCCGTGCTGCGGTGGAACATGGACAATGCCTTCGTGCGGACGGACCCAGCTGGCAACTTGAAGATAGACAAAGAAAAGTCCACCGAGAAGGTAGACGGGGCGATCGCCTTGGTAATGGCTCTGGAC